AAGAAGAGGAAGAGGATTCCGACGAGGACGAGGAAGAAGAGGAAGAGGAGTCCGACGAGGACGAGGAAGAAGAGGAAGAGGAGTCCGACGAGGACTCCGACGAGGACGACGAGTCCGACGAGGAAGAAGAGGAAGAGGAGTCCGACGACGCCTCCGACGAGGACGAGGAAGAAGAGCCCGAAGAGGTCGAGCCCACTGTTCGTGGGGGCAAGACCAAGAAGGGCGCTGCTACCGACAAGGGCAGCAAGGACAAGGGCAAGGGCAGCAAGGACAAGTCGAAGGCGAAGCCCAAGCTGCCGCGCAAGCCCGTGAAGATGAAGAAGGGCGACAAGAAGCCGAAGGGCAAGGTCGGCTCGAAGATCCGCAGCAACAAGCGGTGAACCAGCGCGGCGAGCCCGGGGGCTGTCTCCGGGCTCGCCGTCACCTAACCCAATGCTGAAACCTGGTGACAGGCTGACCCTACATCGTCACGCGACGGTGTGGCTCACGCAGTACGACTCGCTCAAGCCGAGCGTGACGTTGACGCGAGAACTCGGGGACGATCCTGACGCAGACCGCGAGGAGATGGAGCGCGTCTGCTACGTCGAACTGCGGCGCGCTCTCCTGAACGAGCTTCGGGCTCGACGTCGATTCGAGAAACTCATGGGTGACGAGATGAAGCTCACCCCGCTCTTGAAACACTGCGAAGAGGTTGTTCGTGGCGGATACGCAGCAGCTCAGAAAGGCGCGCCCGAAGGCGTTGCCGAAGGCCAAGTCACCCGTCGAGAAACCCGAGAAGACCGCACGCGCAAGCGACGCTGACGCGCAAGCCGTGGTCTTGTCCCTGCGCAAGAAGTTGGGGACCAAGACGTCCACGGTCGTTCACCTACTGAGCGACCAGTCATCGCTCTCGGAGGTGCAGGAGTGGATCCCCACCGGGTTCGCGGACCTGGACCGCTGCCTTGGTGGCGGATGGGCCGTGGGCCGATGCAGCGAGGTGTTCGGCGACGAGGCGTCGGGCAAGAGCGCGCTCGCGCACTCGGCGATTCGTGAGTGCCAACGGCGCGGCGGGCTCGCGATGCTGCTCGACTACGAGCAGGCGCTCGACAAGAAGAAGATCCGGAACGTGGGCATCGACGAGACACGTCTCGTGTACGTCGCGCCCGAGTCGATGGAGGAAGGATGGGAGGCGATCTGGGCCTTCCTCGACAGCGTCAAGGCACGCAAGCTCCAGGGTCCCGCCTTGATCGTGTGGGACTCGATCGCCGCCGCGATCCCCAAGGTCGAGCTGGAAGGGAAGATGGACGAGCACGCGGTCGGCGCGCACGCGCGGCTCATGTCGAAGGGTTGCCGGAAGGCGTCGCGCGCAGTCGCGAAGGCTCGCGCACACCTCATGTGGATCAACCAGTACCGCTCGAAGATCGGAGGCGGTGGTTGGCACGGAGGCCCGGACAAGGACACGACGGGCGGACGCGCGGCGAAGTTCTACTCCTCGCAGCGTCTCTCCTGTACGCGCATCAAGCGCATCAAGCCCAGCTCGGACGCGGGTGTGCCGCCGAGTGGCTACTTGATCCTGTGTGAGACGCAGAAGTGCCGACTGGCTCCGCCGCACCGCAAGACAGAATGGGTCTTGGACTTCGTCGAAGGACCGTCGGCGTCGTTGACGACCCAGCATCTCTTGCTGCAAGCCGGGCTCGTGCGCACTCGCGGGAGCGGCAGGGCGCGTGTCCCCTGGCAGCCGAAGGACCAGCTCGTGAAGTTGCGGGCGTGGGCGAAGCTGTGGCACGAAGACCCCAAGTTCCGGCGTGAAGCTGGGAAGGCCCTGGAGGAGATCGTCACGGCAGGCGGCACGTTCGCCTACCTCCAGGCCCGCAAGAAGGTCGATCCGGATGCCGAGGGCGACGAAGATGTCGAGGGTGACGAGCCGGAGTCGGATTCCGACGCCGACTGATTTGACACCGTGTCAATCCAGGGACATACTCCAGAGGTGGACCGCTAGCGCGGTCATCGGATCACACCACCACTAACCCTCGCCCATCGGTGAGGAAGGATTGGACATGGCGAAGAAGCGAAAGGGCAAGAAGAAGGCCACGGCGGAGCCCAAGGCGAAGAAGGACGGCGAGGCCAAGGCGGAAGCCAAGACGGCCAAGCCTGTGACGATTCAGGGCGTGCGCGTGCTGACGCCCGGCGACCGTCCCAAGGCCGGGCGCAGTGGGGCGATCGCCTACATTCCGCTCGCGCGCATCAACATCGTGAAGGGCTTCAACCCCCGCACGACGCTCGGCGAGACGGACGAACTGGAGAAGTCGATCAAGAAGAGCGGACTGCTCTCCCCGCTCGTCGTACGCCCTGCCAGCGACGGCAAGAGCTTCGACCTGATCGCCGGGGAGCGCCGCCTGCGCGCGCTCAAGAACCTCGGCAAGCCGTGGACGGACAACGTGGCCGTCACGATCCGCACCGATCTCGACGACTACCTCGACGCTCGCGCGGTGGCCATCGCGGAGAACTCCGAGGACGGGCGTACGAACCTGTCGCCGATCGAGATCGGGAACGCGGCGGCCGAGATGCTCAAGAAGAAGTGGAGCATCGCCAAGATCGCGGCCGAGACCGGGATCCACTCGCGCAAGATCCAGCGCTGCATCGACCTCGTCGAAGCGCCGGACGAGGTGCGAACGCGTGTCGAGAAGGGTGAGCTGGGGATGGTCGCGGCGCTCGAAGCCTCGAAGCTCCCGGACGCTCAACGCGAGAAGATCCTGTCCGAGGTGGGTCCCGGCGCTACGGTCGATTCGATCCGCCGCATGCGGAAGAAGATCGAACGGGAAGAGCGCGCGGAGGCTGTGGCCAAGGGCGAGGACAAAGGCAAGACGAAGTCCGGCACTCGCCGTGAGAAGATCGTGACTTCGTGGCGTGGTGCGCGCGAGAAGCAGGAAGTCCTGCGCGCGCTGTGTCACGACTTCGCCAACGCCGAGGACGCGGAGGTCCAGACCGGTGAGTGGCACGAGGTTCGTGGTGTGATCGCAGCGCTCCTGTGGGATCGTGGCGACATCGACTCGCCGAAGCTCCCGGACGTGGACGTGGACACCGAGGACGATCCGAAGGGGGCGAAGAAGGCCAACGCGGCCTTCGACGCGCTGGTCAAGGCCGAGGCCGAGCTGCACGAGCCCGAGCCCGAGCCCGTCGGCGCGGCGTAGGTGACGGACGCCGTCATCGTGGACGGCAACGCGCTCGCCGTGCGTTGCATCTATGGCAGCGTGCGCGACGAGATTCGCAACGCGTTGCCGTTCACGGGCGGCGTCTACGGCACCTTCAACATGCTCGCGTCGGTGTTGCAACACCATCGAGTGCGCGCGGTGCGTGTTGCGGCGTTCTTCGACCACGATCCGCCGCCTTGGCGGGTGAAGCTGCTGCCCGGGTACAAGTCGAAGCGGCGCGAGACCGAGACGATGTTCGAGACCGATGAACAGCGTCTCGCCGCGTTCGCACAGGTGAAGCGGGTGTACCAGCTCTTACCGCTGCTCGGCGTCGCGTCGTTGTGCTACCGCGAGCGCGAGGCGGACGACGGCGTGGCAGCAGCCGTGCGGGTTTGTTTGGAGCGGGGTGAGCGTCCGTTGGTCGTGACGAGCGACCGTGACCTGTGGCAGGTGGTAGCATGGGGCGCGCGCGTCTGGGACATCCGGACCAATCAGATCATCGACGCGTCGAACTTCCTCGCCGTGGCCGGGTGCTCACCCGACACGTACCTGCTCTACAAGGCTCTGCTCGGTGACGCGAGCGACAACATCGAGGGCGCGCGCGGACTCGGGCCGGTCAAAGCCACAGCCCTGCTCGAACGGGCGCATTGGGACGTGAGGGTTCACCGCGAGCCGTTGGTGCAGCTCGACGCGCTGTGTCGGTTTGTCCGTGCCCAGGAAAATCCTTCCAAGCCCGAGCGGGCTCTACTGCGCTCGCGCAAGCGTCTCCGCCGCGTCATGCGTGGTATCGACCTCCGGGACTCGTTCGGGAGCGTTCGTGGCTTGGCGGAACGCCTGGAGTGTCTGCCGCCTGCGAGACCCCTGGAGTTCGCTCGCGAGTGTGCTCGGCTAGGCATCCGTGGGGTGCATCCGCGCATGACGAGGCCGTACGTGCGGGTGCGTGGAAAAGCCACGCCTTAGTTCCCGGTCTAGCGTCCTAGCGGTATCTTGGTGCTCCTGGGTCATGGGAAAGCGGAAGCGGAGTGTGACGGCGGCGTGATATTCGACCGACTGTGTGGCATCGTGGAGCGGGTGTACCCGAACGCCGAGATCAAGGCGTTGCTCAAGCAGGCTCGCATCTTTGAGTTCCCGGGGCGTCTGCACGAGGTCGCCAAGGGGCGGGATTGGGACAGCATGGGCGGGAGCGAGTTCCTGATGGAACACTTCTTCCTGCCGTTCCCGGTCGTGGCGATCGAGGACACGGCGTCGTGCGTGGTGATCGCCGACGATCACCCTGGACAGAAGGGGCTGAACGTGTCGCGTACGTTCATCGAGTGCCTCGACCTGACCACGCCGATCGAGGAGTTCGGCGCGAGCATGCAGAACCCGGATGAAGTGTTGCGCTACCGGCAGTTGCGCGACCGTCCGACACCGATCGGCGCGTGCTCCGTGACGGTGAGCCAGTTGGAGCGCGCGCGCCTGATGACGGACGCGGAGCGCGCCGTGCTGTCCACGCCGAGCACTGGCTTGGTGTTCGAGGGGAGCATGGGGCTCACGTTCGTGGCGAGCAAAGACGAGATGGTCGTGAACCCTGTTCACGCGCAACAGGCCATGTTCCGCTCCGGCACGACCGGGCAGGTGTATCAGGCGACGCTTCGGAACGCGGCTGCGGCGCTCGAAGAGGTCATGTTCTTCAACACCCCTGACCGCTTCATCGTCGAGCGATCGCCGGACGTGGTGCGGAAGCCGAAGGCCAAGGGGTTGCCCGAGATCCGGCGATCGAACGAGCGCCCCCACTACATCCTGCTCCGGCCGGAGGAGATCCGCGAACGCTTCGGTCTGAGCGACGACGCCGTCCACGATCGGAGGTCGCCGACGCCGCATGCTCGACGGCGACACTATCGGACGCTGCGCGACGACCGCTTCACCAACAAGGCTGGTCAGACGATCGTCGTGAAGGCGAGCTGGGTTGGACCGGAAGAAGGCGAGTTTCGAGGGCGGCGTTACAAGGTGTGCTTGGAGCTGTGAAGCGCATCTACTGGCAGACGACCGAGTGGCTCAATCCGGTGTTCACGTTGCACCGGCTCCCTGCGGGCGCGCGCCTTGAGCTGGGCCCGGACTTCGATGAGCTGGTGCTCCGTTACGGCGAGCCCGGCGTGCTGCGCGGCTACGACCACCGAGGCGTCGCCTTCCAGGAGGTGCGGCAGCTCGACTTCGGAGCCCTACCGCGTATGCACGAGCGCGATCACGCCTTGTTGATGCGGCTGGTCCATACGCCCGAGTACGTGATGATCCACGCCAGCGGGCAGAAGGTGAGCAAGCCTGTCACCGGGCATTGGGTGCGGGCTGAGGAGCGCGACTTCACGCGCTTGTCCAGGATGCCGATCTTGGGGGAGGTGCTGGCTTGAAACACGGTGGTCGAGGTCTTGTGGTGTCGAGCGCGTTCTTCGCGGCCGTCATCGTGGCGCGCGCCGACGACGTGAGCGCAGGGCTTCGTGTCCTGCTACTGGCGTGGTTCATCTTGGTGTCGATCGCCTTGGTCGGGCGGATGTGCGCGGAGGCGGAGTGACGAAGGTGAGGTACCGGATCTGCGAGCACTGCGGGGCGCGCACGAGGAAGATCCATTGGTGCCTGCTGTATGGCCCGGTTGCTCGTCGCAAGCGGGGCAAGATCCGAGTGTCGGTGTGCGCGGCATGCAAGAAAGCGTGCGGCGTGTACGTGTAAGGAACCGGAGAAGCAAATGGCGGACGTGATGAAGATCGAACCGGCGCAGTTCGTGGACAAGCTCCGTGAGCGCATCCGAAGCTCGTTGGGCGAGCTGATCCCGGAAGAGCAGTGGAACGCGATGCTGCGCGCCGAGATCGAGCGCTTCTTCGCAGAGCGCGTGGAACGCGGGTACTACAGCGGCTCCGAACGTCGTATTCCGAGTGACTTCACGTTCGTGGCGCAGGAGACGCTCGCCGCAGAAGCGCGGAAGCGCATCGGTGCGTACTTCGAGCGCGACGCATGGGCGCAGCGGTGGGAAGGCGGCAACGCCGACATCCCGGCTCGGCTGGAGCAGCTCGTACAGGAGAACTTGCCCGGCCTCATGCGGGAGTGCGTGCTCGTGCTTCTCGGGCGGATCGCGTCGCGGTCGAGCGAAGCAATCGAAGACGCCATGCGTCGGTCGCGCCAGTCGTGAAGCTACTCCTCGTCAGCGACATTCAGTTCAGCGAGCAGCCGAACCTGTCCAGGCCGACGGCGGAGGGTATCCCGTCGCGCCTGGCCGATCAGGTCGAGTGCTTCCGCTGGCTCGTGGCGTTGGGCAAGGCACAGCGATGCGACGCGATGATCGTGCTCGGTGACATCTACGACAGCCGCACGGCAGTGCCGGTCTCGGTCTTGGATCGTGTGGGCGAGTGTTTCTCGGAAGCGAACAAGGCGTTCGACCTCGTCGTCGCTTTGGTCGGGAACCACGACTCGGCGCTGCGGCGTCCCGGGATCAACAGCCTGCGACCGTTGGCCGGGCTCGCGACCGTGGTGTCGGAGCCATGTGTCATCGGCGAGTTGGCGTTCGTGCCTTGGTACGAGGACGACGAAGCCTTCGGGAGCAGCATCGCCAAGGTGGCGGCGGACAAGCGGGCCAAGTTCTTGTTCTCACACGCGATGATCGAGGGCGCGGTTCCGGCCGATGTCGGACGCCCTGCCAGCCTGCTACGTCCGTCGCGCTGGTCGCGCGTGTTCCTCGGTGACGTCCATGAACCCGTGGCCATCGGATCGAACATTCAGTACGTCGGCGCGCCGATGCAGCACCACTTCGGTGATGCTGGAGGCAAGCGAGGCGTCTGGGTGTTCGACGGACGTCGCGCGGTCTTCGAGGAGAACAAGACGAGTCCGCGCTTCCACATCGTTCGGATGTTGTCCGACGTGTCCGCGATCGGCCCTCGTGACTACGTGCGGGTGGAGACCACGGGGGAGGACGCGAGGAAGTTGGAAGCGGCAGCGGCGAAGCGGTCTCAGTGGGTCGAGAACACCACGGTCGTGCTGGACGAGGAGGTGGCTCCTCGGATCGCGGTCACGACGGCGGATCCGCATCGGAAGGTGTTGCAGCGGTACGCGGAGTATCGAGGTGTGAGCGACGTGCAGGGATTGGTCGAGGTCGGCTTGGAGCTGATCGAGGAGGCGCGGTGACGACGGATGAGTTCGTGACGCAGGTGTTGAACTTGCAGGAGACCGAGCTGTTGGTGCTGCACGTTCCCGACACCTACGACAACGTCGCGTTAGCCAACCTCCGAAGGCAGCTCGTCGGGCTGATCCCGATCGAGGTGCAGAACCGCGCGTCGATTGCGGTATTGCGTGGTGGCATGCGAATCGAGACGCTGTCGGACGCCGACCTGAAACGGCTCGGATTGCAGCGCATTCCATGAGCTACATGATCGGTCCCGTGAAGGTACGCAACTTCGGCCCGCTGGCCGAGGCCGAGTTCGACTTCTCGCGTCCCGGGTTGACCGTGATCGAGGGCGAGTTCCACGGTCACGGGTGCAACTCCAACGGGGCAGGGAAGAGCTACACGCTGGAGGCTCCGGTGTGGTGCTTGTTCGGCAGCACGCTGCGCCCGCGCGTGAAGAAAGGCGGCGTGGTGAGGTTGCAGTTCGAGCGCCGAGGCGGGCAGCTTGTGCCGACCACAGCGCACCCTGACGGTTGTTCGGTCGAGACGCACTTGGTCGGAGGGCCGAAGCCCGTGAAGGTCGTGCGGTACGAGGGGCACCCGATGCACGGGAACCGGGTGCGCTTGTTCATCGACGGAACGGACGTGACGCTCGGTCGTGACGCCATGACCCAGGCTGCGATCGAGCAAGCCATCGGCCACGACTTCCGGAGCTTCGTGAACTCCGTGGCTTTCGGGGCCACGGAGGATGCACGTAGCTTCTTCGCGGCCACGGACGCGGAGCGCAAGGCGATCATGGACCGTGTGATCGGCCTAGAGGTCTACACGCGGGCGGGGGAGGTGGCGCGCGCCGCTCTCCGTGAGCTGCAAGCCACGCTAGGAGTGCATCGCGCGCGTCTGGATACGCTCCGCGAGACATTGGCGGCGCAAGAACGGTTGGCCTCTGAGGTGTCGTCGGAGCATGAGCAGGAACAGCGTGCGTGGACAGCCAAGCTCGCGCGCGTGCGTGTGACGGTGCTGACGCGGCACGTCGCTAGGCTGGACCGGAAGGTGTCGCGGCTGGTTCGGAAGATGGAGGGCAAGGCTGCGGCCTACCAGGACGCGGAGCGCGCGTACGAGCGCGAAGAGCGCGAGGTCGAGCGACGCAAGCGCGCGTTGGACGCGGAGTGCCGTGCGGCCGAGTGCGCGATCGTCGAGGCGCAGACCGAGATAGCAGCCGCGAGCCGCCAGATCGCGAAGTGGGACGCGATGGCGGGCCAGCGTTGCGCCACCTGTATGCAAGTGGTCGCGCCGGAAAAAGCCAAGCAGCTACGCGAAGCGCCGGTGAGGGAGCGCGACCAGCATGCGGCGACGGTCAAGACCAGCTCGGCCGAGCTGGCTAAGCTGCGTCGGACTATGGAGGCGATCGAAGAGCCCGAGCGCCCGGATTCGAGTGCGTACGACACGGCGAAGAATGCGGTTCGTCGTGCTCAAGAGGCCCACCGGCTCGCGATGCAAGAGCTTGGTGCGGCCAAGGTGAGGGCTGCGCAGGTGACGGAAGAGTGGACGGCCTTCCAGCGGCGCGCGGCCAAGGCGCAGGGAGAGGTCAAGCGTGCGAAGGACGAGATCGAGAAGCTGACGCGTGAAGTCGGCGACAAGGTGAAGCGCGAGACGCACCTACAGTTCTGGGCTGAGGGCTTTGGGAACGCCGGGATCAAGAGCTTCCTGATCGAGGGGGAGATCCCGGTCATCAACAGGCTCGCGAGCGGGTACGCGCAGCGCTTGCTCGGACCGGGCTCGCGCGTTAGGTTGTCGCCGACGCGAGAGTTGAAGAGCGGGGAGTCCCGAGAGGAGCTGGCGGTCGAAGCCCAGATTCCGGGTTGCACCGCGAGCTACTCCACCGCGTCGAAGGGGCAGAAGCGGCGTCTCGACCTGTGCTTGTTGCTGGCGTTCCGCCAGGTGGTAGGATCGCGGTCGGCCAAATCGTTCCGTCAGTTCTTCGCCGACGAGCTGTTCGACGGGATGGACGAGACGGGCGAGGAGTACGTGGTCGAGCTACTCCGTGACTTGGCCAAGCTGTGTCCCGTGGTCCTGGTCACGCACTCCAACCGGTTGAAGTCGATCGGGGACCGGGTCTTGCGGGTCGTCCACCGGAACGGCGTCTCAACCCTGGGTTAGGGCCGGGGCTAAAAGTTCGGTTTGACACCGTGTCAAACCCCTGTTCGCGGTATCCTGCGCGAGCCATGCCGAACGGGTACCTCAAGGGGCAGCGCTACACGCGCCAGATATGCGCGGCCCTGGACCATTGGGCCCGCGTCCCGAAAGGGACCTTCCGCGTGCGTCCGACCATCGTCGAACCGCTCGACGGCTGGGCCGTGAAGGGCGACGTCGTGTGTGCGCCCGGTACTCGCTTCCCGTTCGTGGTCGAATGCAAGAACGTGGAAGACTGGAGCCTGGACGCACTCTTCGACGGGCACGCCGCCGACATCTCGTCCTGGTGGTCGCAGTGCGTGGCGCAGGCCGAGTTCAATCGAGGCCGCCCCCTCCTCGTGTTCAGCCGCAACCGGCGTCCCGACTACGTGATGCTGCGGCGCAAGGACTGCCAGTGGTTGCGGTTCAAGCCAACGCCGTGCATGGAGGTGCCGATGGCCGAGTCGAAACCTCTGGTCGTTGCCCTCTTGACCCAGCTCATTTCCTGCCCGATTCCCTAAACCCCCCAACCCCGGAGCCCGGGATGTTGACCAAGCAGCAACTACAGATCGCCCGCAACCTCGCACTTCTCGCGCGCCAGGCCATCTCCAACGGCTTCGCCACGATGCAGGCTGACCCCAAGATGGTCGCGGACCTGTGCCAGATCGTCGAGTCGATCGAAGCGACACAGGAAGCCCCGGCGACCGACGAGGACGTTCCCCACGCCATCTTCCGCGTCGCGCTCGATGCCGCCCGTCTTCCCTACCTGGAGCCTCTGAACGAGACGGCAAAGCGCCTCGGGCCGCAACTGCTCGGGAACGACCCGCAGCTCGGCACCACGGACATCCCTCCGGTAGCTGCCACCTGAGCCGTGCTGACCGAACAAGAACGACGTCTAGCGACGCTCACGTCGTATCTGGGTCCGGCCGTCCTCATCGAGGAAGGTTGGTCCACGGAGGCGATCGCGGCGTTCATCGCTCGCCAGGACGTCCAGGACGTCTGGAAGCTGCTCAAGCGCGAGTTCGACATCCACGAAGGACTACGCGCCCGAGCCAAGCACGCGGCCTTGCGGAACATGTTCCGCATGATCGACCCGGCCAGCGCGGTCCTGGCGCAGGCGTTGGCTGGGCCCGAGTACCGGCGCGACGAGAAAGGCAACATCGTCACGGATCCGAGTGGGAAGCCGTTGCTGGTGACGGCCGAGATTACGCCGGTGCAGCTACGCGCGGCCGAGACCGTGTTGGAGAGCGCTGGCGTGCGCGATCACCGCATCCGTGGTGACGCCGCTACGGATCCGAGCTTGAAGCTGCTGTTCTCGGTCTCCGACGAACGGACGGTGTCGATCGAAGACGATCCGGAGCACGATACCGACGAGCAGAAGTCGTTGACCCGCGAGCGGATGCGGATCGCGATCGAGAAGCTAGCCCCGCGTTTGCTCGCCGCGCGTTCCGTGGTCAAGCGTGGCCTCGGCCTCGACCCCGCGACCGAGACGACCGTCGCGAAGGTCCAGCGCAAGAAGCGACGTGGGAAAAAAGCAGGTTAGACCCCGACGGCCGAGATTCGAGCGGCCAGGTCACGGCTCGATCGAGGCGGGCGCGGAGATCCTCAAGGAGGAGTCCGCGCGCTTGTTCACTCGCGTCGCCGAAGAGGTGCTACACGGCGACCGTGAGCTGTTCGATTCGCTGACGCCGCACGAGCGCCGTGTCGTCGTTGAGTGGCTGACCGAGGCCCTGGTCGAAGGGAAGGCCGAGACTGCGCTGCATGACGTGCTGTGGGAGATAGATCACGTTCGCAAGCCCGTCTCCATCGAGCACTTCATCCACGACGACTTCTACTTCGGACGCGTCGCGCGCGATCTTCACAAGAAGTGGAAGGAAGACCTATACCAGGTATTCGCGCCTGGCTCGCCGATCTTCGAGTGGGTGATGACCGGTGCCATCGGCATCGGCAAGACCACGCTCGCGGGGATCGGGATGGCCTACAAGCTGTATCAGATCAGTTGCTTGCGCGATCCTGCGAAATACTACGGCCTGCTCCCGGGATCGCTCATCATCTTCGGCGTCTACTCGATCACCAAGCGACAGGTGTCGGACACCGGATACACCAACATTCGCGGGTACGTGGACACGAGCCCGTACTTCGCGCAGCAGTTCCCGCGTTCGATGAAGATCGACAGCAAGATCGACTTCTACCCGCACACCAAGCGGCGGATCCAGATCATCCCCGGCTCGACTGAACTGCACGCCCTCGGTCTGAACCTGTTCGCCTTCCAGATGGACGAGGTGAACTTCATGCGGGTCAAGGACGACAAGGACGCGGGGGTCCTCAAGGGCCAGGCGTACGATCTCTACAACGCGACTTACACGCGTCTTTTGTCGCGCTTCACTCGAAAGGGCGGCACGCTGCCTGGGATGATGTTCCTGCTTTCGTCGCGGAACGCCGAGACGTCGTTCCTTGAAGAGCACCTGCGCAAGGTCAAGGGCAGCGAGCACTCGCACTCGACGCACGTCAGCGACTACGCGCTGTGGGAGGTGAAGAACAAGCAGTTCACCTGGCCGGGATTCCAGGTCGAGGTCGGCGATCGCGTGGCGAAGTCCAGGCTTCTGCGTGAAGGTGACGTGCCGCGCAAGGGCGCGCGCCTCGTGGAGGTGCCGTGGGAGTACCACAAGCCGTTCACCGAAGACGTGGACCAGGCTCTCCGCGACATCGCTGGCGTCGCGACGTTCAACCTGTCTCCGCTGATCTCGGACCGCACCAGTGTGTTCGAGGCGGTGTCGTCCGACCTCGTTCACCCCTTCTCGTCCGATCCGGTGGTGATCGACCTTGAAGACCCCACACTCATCGAGGACTACTTCCTCCTCAAGACCGTGTGCAAGGTGACGGCGTCGAAGTGGGGGCCCAAGCTGAATCCGCAGGCTCCCCGCTACATTCACGTTGACATCGGGTTGACCTCGGACTGCTTGGGTTTGGCCATGGGGCACGTCGCGGGCCGTGTGAAGAACGAGCGCGTGAACCCAGACGGGACGCTGTCCGTCGTGATGAACCCGTACATCGTGATCGACCTGATGGTGAGGGTGAAGGCGAAGCCCGGCAGCGAGGTGGACCTGTCGAAGGTGCGAGCTTTCCTCCTGTACCTGCGGAACATCGGGTTCCCGATCACACGCGTCACGTTCGACCAGTTCCAGTCCAGCGACTCGATCCAGATCCTCAAGAAGGAGCGATTCGACGCGGGGCATCAGTCTGTGGACCGCGACGACACCGCGTACTTGTCTCTGCGCAGCGCGTTCTTCGACCGGCGCGTCGCCACCTGCGAGTACCGTCCGTTCCAGGACGAGGTCTTGGACTTGCAACGCGACGTGAAGAAGCGCAAGGTCGATCACCCCATGCGGGCCACAAACGGAGGGAAGGGCTCGAAGGACGTCGCGGACGCGGTGGCTGGGGTGATCTGGCTGTGCATGAACGACGAACGCGCGATGCACTCGACGATCGCGGATATCGAGATTGACCGTACGGGAGGCAACCGCAGGGCGGCGGCGGACATGACAGTGTCGAAGCCGTCTCGGACTACCGTCGGTGGCACGCGCGTGCCCTGGGAAGAGCTGAAAGCCAGCCTCGGGGGCTAGAGCGCCGCACCCGCGTCCGGTATCCTGCTCGTCATGCCGCTACAGTCAGGCCCCGCTCGTACGGACGCCACCCGGTTCCAGATGCGGGATCCGCGCCTGGCGGTCCAACCCCATACCGCGCCGAGTTTCTGGCGCTTGTTCGGTCTGTATCAGGCGCAGACGCGCCCGATCGTATTCGACCAAGCGTTCGGCGACGACATCGCGGAGCTGAGCGCCGCCGCCTACCAAGGGCGTTCCATGACACTCGGAGGTGCCGACCGCCTGCGGCGGTACGACATCTTCGACGAGATGGACAACTTCGGCCTCGTCAGCTCGATCCTCGACGTCTATGCCGAAGAGGCGACGCAGCCCGACTACGACAAGGGCGTGCGCGTGTGGGTCGAGTCCAAAGCCCCGCACATGGTCAAGGCGGGTGAGGAGTGCTTGCGCAACCTCCAGATGGAAGACCGGATCGTCCCGGTGATCCGGAGGATGTGCAAGTACGGTGATGCGTTCCAGCGTCTCCTCTACAGCTCGGGCAAGGGGGTCATCGGCTGGCGATACGCGCGCCAGCACGACGTCGAGCGCGTCGAGGACAAGTACGGCCGACTGGTCGGCTTTCGCGAAGCCGGTCAGGTGTTCCGCAAGGGCCTGCACACGGGCGGCGTGGACACCAGCTTCCCCTGGGACTACGTCCACTTCCGCCTGCTCGGCAAGCACGAACAAGACGGGTACGGCACGGGCCTGCCTGAGCGCTTCTTCCGTGAGTGGCGGTACATGACGCTCACCGAGGATTCGATGCTCATGTACCGGCTGCGTCGTGCGCCGGATCGCAACCTGGTGATGATCGACGTCGGCAGCCTCGAAGATCACGAGGCCATGCGCTACGTGAACCAGTGGCGCAAGCGCCTGCGCAAGTACGAGCTGGTGGATCCGTCCACGCCCGACTACAAGAAGCAATACAACCCGCTGACGCCTCTCGAAGACGTCTTCATCCCGATCCGCCAGGACACCAACACTCGGATCGAGCCGTTGAGCGGGAGTGGCAACATCGGCGAGGTGTACGATCTGGAGCACTTCCGCGACGCCTTCTTCGGTGCGGCGGCAACGCCGAAGGCGTACTTCGGCTTCGAGGGCGAGATCAACGCGAAAGCGACGCTCCAGCAGCAAGACGTGCGTTTCGCGCGCGGCTGCAAACGCGTCCAGCGTGCCGGTGTGTTCGGCGTGCGGCAAGTCCTTGACGTTCACTACACGCTGTTGCGTGCGGCGGAGGGCGCGAACGAGCGATACAACTTCGCGCACAAGGCGAACGAGTACCTCGTGCAGATGAGTCCGATCAGCTACCTCGACGAGTTCGAGCGGCTGGAGCTGATCCAGATGCGCAACTCGATCTTGCAGGGGATGGCCGGGATGGCCGATACGATGAAGATCGACGCGCGGGTGTGGGCCGCGTACTTGCTGACGAACTTCGCGAAGCTGCCCGAGGCCGTGGTCACGCGGCTGATCTCGCAGACGCCGTCCGAGCCTGGTGCGGGCGGCGGCGGTCCTGTACCTCCGCCGACTGAGGGAGACGGATCACCGCGCGATCAAGTCTTCGACTCGACCGGGAGGCAGGCGAAGGGGTACTACCAGTTGAGCGAGTCCGAGAAGGCTGCGATCGGTCGCCTCGTCAGCACGTCGCCGAGCTTGCGGAAGTCCCTGGCTAACTTCGCCGAGCTGGCCGACGAGGAGGATGGCGCGGTGACACGCGCCGTGGTGCAGCAGACTGACCCCGCGCTCTTGCCCCTGGTCGGCTTGGAAGGTTCCGCTCTTCTCGACAGCTACAACGACGATCCGGGGATCAAGGCGTTGATGGAAGACATCGAGATTCTCCGCGACCCGGCGAAGCTCAAGCAACGTCGCGAAGCGGAGATGGCTGACGCTGCGCCGAGGAATGCGACGATCGACTTGGTCGAAGAAGTGCTGGCGCGTCGATGAAGATCCGGCTGGCAAACATCAAGGATCAGGATCTCGGCGAGGTGATCGACACGGCGGCGCGCAACGCTGGCATCACGGACGATCAGATGGCGCTCTACATGAGCTACTTCGTCGAGGCCCTGGCAGATCGCGTCGCGCGTGGCGGGATCGTGACGATCCCGGGCTTCGGGAAGTTCGCGGCGTGTCTCATTCATCACCCCAGGACCGGACGTAAGATGCGTCCTCGCTTCGCGGCGCACGCGGGGTGGCGGCATCAGGTTGTGCTGTGCGCGCCCGTTTCCACGCGTGGAAACGCCGCAATGGAGGTGTGGGGCCGGACGCATATCGGCAACCACTCGCCCACGTCGAGACCGTTCAAGGCGATGGAGCAGATCCGCGCGAGCATCCGTGCGCAGATGGCCGAGGAGGTTTGACACCGTGTCAGACCGGTACCCGGTCCAGTACGACGACCTGTTCATCTACGCCCCGTCCTTCGCCCTGTGGGAGGAGCTGACGGCGGACGGTCAACTGCTCGAAGGCAAGTACGTCGGAACCGCGCGCGAGGTCGATCTCGTCTTCTTGGATCAGGACCGAACGATCGAAGCCTTCCTGCATCCGGAGAAGTACGCGAAAGAGCGCAAGGTCGGCGGCACAGTGGGTAAGCGCCGCCTGCGTGAGCTACAGGACCGTGTGTTCGACGAGCTGTATTCCGAGGTGCTGCGTCACGACAAGCGCATGACGGAGCCGCGCGAGTTCAAGCGTGAGATCGAGAAGGTGATGAAGCGCGCGTGGCGCGATGCCTTCTTGGCCGGGGTCCGCGCCGCCGGGCTTCCAGGTCGCGGACATGGTGTGTCGGGCGTTGAGCTTGGACCCGACGATGAGAAGTGGTTCAAGAGCGCAGTCGCACACGAGATGCGGTTCTTGAACAAGTTCGCGACGGCCGTGACGGAGCAGTCGTACCGCATGCCGCTCGACCGCCGCACCCGGATGTACGTGGACGCGTTGGAGAGCTTCTACGACTCGGCCAGGGTGATCGGCATGCCCGCGACCTCGCTCTTCCGCTGGACCGGGAAGCACGACAAGAAGGTCTGCGCGAGCTGCCGGTACCTCAAGCAGCACAGCCCCTATCACAAGAAGATTCTTCCGACTGTGCCGCGCGCTGGTTTGACGATCTGCCTGACGAACTGCCGCGATCGCCTGCTGGTGCGCGTCGTGGACGATCGGACCGCGCTCGATACCCTCCAGGGTTCACCCCTTACCCGGGAACAGCACGTTCGGAACCTCCTGGAGATCAAGCGGCGCGGAGATTTGCCGCCTCGACTGCGCCGCTCCTTGTGAACCCGGCTACACTAGACCGACCCTCGAAAGGAATGTATGGATCACAAGCTCAGCGGAGAGGTGAACGCACAGGCGGGCACGGCGACCGGTCGGGTCGATGCCACGAAACCGAACCCGAGCCAGCCCCCGAAGAAGGGCGCGCTGGTCGAGGACGAGACGCTGGTCGGTCGCACCGACGGCGGCGTGCAGACGCGCGAGCCCGACGGCAAGATCGAGGAGCGCGCCACGGACCCGCGCGAGAGCCGCAAGTAGATCACCCACGACGCGGCCTAGTCACTTGAGGTGGCATACGCCTCAAGGCCGGAGCCAGTGACGTCCGACCTCAGATCCGCCCGCATCCCTCAGACGATCGTGGGCGGGTCGTCGGCCTAACGGTGACGAAGGTCTATACGAGAGGCCGTGGTGCTCTCTACGCAGCGAGGTCGCGGCGCGGTCGTAACTACCGCGTCCTGATCTGAACCCTCGCTGCGGACAGACCACGGGCGTCGTGGGTCCTTTCAACCTCCCTCACAACCATGAAGAGCAAGACGAAGAGCGTGAAGAAGTCGAGCACGAAGAAGACCACGTTGAAGAGCGCGATCGGCGACGTGGTCGTGACGGGCCGTGCGACGCATGTCGAGCCTGTCGTTCGTGAGGTCGCACGTACGTCCATCGACGTGACGCGCGTGCAAGCCGCGATCGAGACGTTGCTCGCGGCGGAGGCGCACTACGTCGAGGAGTGCTCGAAGATCCCGGACAGCGGCGTGATGCCGCAAGAGCTGGTGGCCGTGGCGGCGTTCGCGGACTCGGCGCGCTCGTGCTTGGACCGTGTCTACAAGGCGTTCGCGGCCACGTCCGAGAAGCTGCGCACGTCCGGCGGCACGTTCGCGCCCGGCCGCTTCCAGGTGTTCTTCGAGCAGCAGGCAGGCAAGCGCTCGGTGGCGTGGAAGGAAGAGGCGACGAAGCGCGCCGAAGAGGCGGCGAAGTTGCAGGGCAAGGCGTTCGACGCGAAGCAGTATCAGGACCAAGTTCTCAAGCTCACCCCGGCGGGGCCGCCGTCGTACAAGGCCGAGATCCGCGAGCAAGGGTAGCGTGGCGATTCGGAAGCCTGGACTCTGGCACGGCCCCCGGCGCGTTGAGGTGCAGGCCGTGAAGCCGAGCATGCGGCTGATGTGCTCGGCCTGCGGCGATCCGCCTCAGGTTCGTCGGCTACTGGTCCGGGAAGGCGTGGGACGCGGGCAGACCTCTTCGGTACACTGCGAGGCGTGCGGCGACCGATGGATCGAAGAGCGACTGCGCGAGGCTCAGCGGGCCCGCGTCTACCTGCGCACTGGTGAAGGGAGCATCCGCCGTGGCTAAGCTCGAAGAAGTTCGCCTGGTCAACAACCCCGACGATCACGACGCCGAGGACATCGAGCGGCTGCGCGCCGCCAACATGATGCCGCGTTGGGGGCAGATCCTCGCGTGGCTCGTGTGGGAGTTGCCGTGGGCGGTGTACGGGATCGTTGCCGTCGCACCGCTGGTCGTGTGGTTTCGTTGGACGACGGCGTGGAAGCTGACGGCGCTCGGTGTCGCTTTGGTCGGCGCGTTCATGCTGCACGCGCGTGAGCGCGTGAGGAACCCGTTCCGTACCTACGTCTTGGTGACGCGCCGTCCTGTCCCGGCGAGCGAGCGGACGTCGTGATGGGCTTGATGCAACTAGAACCGGGACAGGGCGTGAGCATTGTGCGGGTCCATGACGGCGCGTTCGTCATCGTGCCGCCCGAAGCGCCGTTGCTGACGCAGACCCCGGCCGAAGCACTGGAAGTGGTCGGCGACTGGTTGAAGATGCCGGTCGGCAAACCGCGCCCTGATCCGCTCCAGCGTTTCCGCTGGGCCGCGCCCACGTTTCAGTGCCCCGTCGGCTCGAACTTCACGGTCGCTCGTGTGGAGCGGGCTCCTAGTCGGCGTGAACAGCCCGGCTACGTGGCGACGTGGCACATCGGTGCGCCGCAGACGTTGTGGCAGGGTGCGTTGTGGAACGCGCTGTCGGTGCTGGAGTATCTGAACTCGTGGTGTGGGATGGTCTCGATGAACAGCAGCGTGAACTTGCACGCCCTGCGCATCGTCCCGCACCTGGACGTCACGGCGGATGACGTGTTCGTCGTGCAGGTATCGCCGACGTCGTTGGTCCCGGCCGAGGTGCATGTCCCGTCCCGGGCCGCTCCGTTCGTGCTGGTAGCCAGCCACCCCTCGTTGACCTTGTCCATCGCTGACGGGCCGCTCGCCGACTACTTCTCGACGCACGCGAGCCCGGGCATGTTGGAGACGCAGTACGCAGCGCGCTTGCACTTGAACGCGCTGGAGATCGGCCAACGGATCGACGCGGATGGCGAGGACGTGGACCATGAAGAAGACGACGAAGAAGCAGACGAAGAAGACGCCGAACTCGACGAGTGATTGGTACAGACGTCCCGTCAAAATCTGGTGAGCGGTGCAGGTGCGCTACGGTCGTGGCGCAGCTCCTCGCGGCTTCTTGCCCGTGTTCTCCACCGACACCGAAGAGGAAGCCTTGTCCGTGATCGTCGCGACGTGTTCGCGCGGCCCTGATGGCAACTACTACTCCCACGACCTCGCTCGGGAGCAGTCGCTCGACCGCCTTCGATACCTGAGCGAGAAGATGGCCCGCGTGTACCCGACGATCAAAGCGAGACAGCCCAAGTGAACTTCGACCCCAACATCCACGCCGAGCTGGTCTACGACGGAGGCGATGCCGTGCATGTACCGGAGCGGCTCGGCAAACCGCGCCCGGACCAGATGCAGGGCACGCCGCTCGAACAGCTCGCCGAGTTGGCGGGGCGCGTCTGCTACGACTCGCTCGGCGACCCGAAAGCCCGGGCCTCAGCCGCGTACCACGCGCACATCTTGGACGTCGGGCACCTGAGCGTGTACGAGCACTGCACGCAGGTGCTTGAACTTCCAATCCCGCCTGCCAGCGACGCGCGATTCCTGTCGGTGTTGTTCAATCGACCCGGGTTGTCGGTTGAGTGGGACCCGAGCGGTAGATTGCGGCTGACGGTGAACTTGCGCGCGGTACTGGAGTTCAATCGCGCGGTGTCCTCGCGGGATCCAGTGCCCGAGGTGTTGATCGAGCGCTATCTGCGACGGGCCGCACAACTCGCCGCACCGCAGGTGGTCCGGGACGCCCAGCCCGTGCCTGTCATCTCCCTGCGGCCTGCGACCGACGCCGAGAAGTGGATCACACTACTCATGTGCGGTTCGCGTGGCATGTCGCACGAGCTGGTGCGTCACGGTGACTTCACGGCGATTAGCCAGCGCAGCACACGCTTCGTGGACGAATCCGACAGTCCTTGGGTCGAACACCCTCTGATCTCGAAGTACCAGGAGGAGACGGAGTCGTGCCTCGGGCATCCCATCCCGTTCGGGCGCGACACCGGCGATGGTCTGCCAGTCTTTAGTCACGCACAGGACGCCTACAGTGAAGCTGTGAGCCAGGTTCAGAACTGGCTGATCGCGGAGGGTGTGGACAAGCTCAGCGCACGCAAGCAGGCGCGAGGGGCGGCGCGTGGCTACTTGGGCAACGCGCTCTACACCGAGGTGATCTTCTCGGCGAGCGTGGCGCAGTGGCGGCGAATGCTCAAGGCGAGGTGCTCGGACGCAGCCGACGCCGAGATCCGAGTGTTGTTCGCACGGGCGCTTGGTGAACTCCAGCGCTCGCGGTACGGCGACCACTTTGCCGCCATGCGACTCCGCCCAGCCCAGGACGGTATCGGCGAGGTCTTGGACTCCTGACGGGCAAGGAGCTAGGCTATGGCCTGGTTTGACCTACCCTAGCCCCAGGACATCGCCCTGTGACTGAACAAGCTCCCGCTCGTCGTGTGATCGAAGGCGGCGTCGATGCTCGCGCCTCCGGCGCTTCTGTCGCGCTCAACAGTCCGGACCTCCCGGCGTTCTTCTACCGCGAGGTGCAGCACTTCCGGGTGCTTACTGAGCCGTCCGGGCGACAGTTGCAGGTCACGATGTTCGAGCGGATTCCCGAGGGCGGCGAGTGGCCTGAGACGTTGGCGCGCTTCCAGGGCCTCGGACGGCTGAACGCCGAGACCCCGCTCGGACACGTCGAGAAGACCTACCGGTTCGACTTGCCTGGGCTTACTCAGGACGAAGCGTGGCGGGCGTTCGACCAGCGCGCGCGAGAGAGCGGCGAAGAGGCTTCAAATCAGCTTCGGTTGGAAGTGGCGCAGGCCATGCGCGCGCGCGCCGACCAGCTTGCTGTGCCGCCGCCGGGACAAGCCGCCGCCATCCTCAAGTCGCCGATCCTGGGCCCCGGGGGCCAGCCGATGCGGTGATTTGACACCGTGTCAACCGGACAGGTTGTAGCGCTATACCCTGCGCCCTGGCTAGAGTGCTGCGCATGCCCGCCACCTACTCCGTACCGTACCGGCGCTCGTTGCTGGAGGCTCGCAGCCGAGGGGCCGACTTTCGACGTGCCACGCGACACGTCGATGGACGGCTCTTCCGAGAGCGGATTGCTGAGTTGTCGGCGAGCGCGACGCTAGAGGCGGGGTCCGCGCACTTGCCGGACTTCATCGCAGTCCTGACGGAAGTGGCGGTCGCGACACCGGAGGTCGATCGAGGTGACGCCCGCGCCTTCGCCGCTCAGTTCACGAGCCGCCCGGCCGACTACTCGCGCTCTCGTGCGGGGCTGTCCGCGATCCAGTTCGAGGCGTGGCTGATCGAACACGGCGGCGCTCTGTACGCGCAGTTCGTCGAGACCGTTTTGGACGGCGATTCGAAGTTTCTGGCGATCTTCGAGGGTCCGTTGACGCAGCAGGATGAGGACATGCTCCGCTCCGGGGTCGCCTCGTTCGTCCGTGTGAAGCCGCTGGTGGAAGCGGGCGCGGTCAGCTACGACCTCGGCGAGATCATGGAGTTCACCATGTTCGATTGCGAAGCCGTCGGGAAAGGTCGTGACGTCCGTCCTGCCGAGCTGGCCAAGCCCGGGGAGCTGTCGATGACGTTCGCACCGACGGCCGAGTCCATAGCCCCTTCCACGCGCGAGCAGTACGAGCGCGTTGTCGCGCAAGGCGGCGTCTCGAAGGCTACGGCCGCATTCCTGTTCCCTTCGCTGGACGAGGCACGCCTGGTCGATGGGAGGTTGCAGTTCATCGACGGCAACGGCGTGGCGTGGGAGAGCGCGGATGGGGCGCGGTGGACGCCGGACGCTGACACGCTTATGCCTCTGTGCGAAGAGGCCGAGGGCGCTCTGCGTTCCAAGTGTGGCGCGTGGGCCGTGTTCACGAGCCAGGTGCTCGACGAGGGGGCCGAGCACGCCGCCACGGTGATCGTCGTGGGAGAGTCCGCTTGGACGACCTGTGAGGCCGTGATCCCGCTGGTGCGCTCGATTCTCCTCGACTACCGCGCCTCCCCGGCCGAAGGCGACGCGATGGTCGAGGCTGTGCTTCGCGATTTCGCCGCCGACCATGGACAGCCGTGCGCCAACGCGGCGGAGGTGGTGGAGGGTACGCGCCCGAGTGATGCGCGCCCTACCCGCGCCGATCGCGACTGCGAGGTCGCTCGCGTCTGCGCAGGACGGCGGGCCCTGGATGAGGACGCCGAGGAGGGTTCAGACGCCGCGCGGATGCTGCACGCGTTCCAGCGCGCGCTCACGCAGAAAGCGCCGGGCAAGTTCTCGCGCGTCTACTTCGACGCGCGCTTCGGGTCCACCGGGCAGTTGTTCGTTCGGTTCGCGAACGTGCCGAGCGACGCGGGGCAGCTCGACATCCTCAACGCGACGATCGGCTTCGTGCTGTCGATCGGGATGTTCAATCACGCGGGTGTAGCGCTCGGCAAGCTGAAGGCTGAGATGCTCACCGGCCCGCGTTCGTTGTCGTGGCGCGGGAAGACCGGGACGGTCGAGGCCGTTACCAGTCACATCGAGAAGTTCATCGCGAGCTTGCCGCTGGACGAAGCCGATGACGAAGAAGCGGATGACGACGAGGAGCCCAAAGGTGAGCCCGCGAAGGCCGCCAAGGAGCGGACCTCACCAAACCCTCGGTAGGCCCTCCCCCCGCGAAAGCCGGGAGCGGAGGGCCGCCCATCCCTGAACCTGAGCCGCCGACGGACCGGATCGACGATCCGCCGTTCTACCGGGACGACCTGCAAGCCTTCTACGACATGCAGATCGTGCAGGGGCGCGACAATGACGACGCGATCGCGGCGCTCAAGAAGCAGTTCAAGCTCAAGAAGCCCATCACCGTCACGCCGACCGGTGAGGTTCGCGTGCCCGGTGTCACGGACGATCCGGATTCTCCGAGCGGCGGCGGCGGTCCTCCCGCACCTCCGCCGCCGATGGTTCCGGCACCCCCGCCGGAGCCAGAGAAGGGCTCGCAGCTTGGTTCCGAGACGCCGCGTGAGTCCGTCACGGAGGCGGCCGAGCGCCTCGCCCGGCGCACCGAGCGGAACGAGGCGCTCCAGCGCGCCGCGCGCTACAGCCGGTTCCAGCGCCTCGTCAACATGCGTCCGCGCGAGATGCACGAGCACTTCAAGTCCTCGGCATTGGCGGAGCTACTGGCCGCGTCCAGGCGCAACAAGACGGCCGCGATTCGCGAGGGTCGCGAGGCCGCCCGATGGATTCGTCGGTTGAAGGAGACGCCGGTCGAGCAATGGACGCCGGAGTTGTGGGAGTGGTGCGACCGCGTCACGCGCTTTATCGAACGTCTGCGGAAGAACGGCGCGCCGCTGCTCGATGAAGCAGGCAAGGCCACGCGCAAGTTGCAGGCGTTGCGTGCGTGGGGTCACGATCCGCTGCGCGAGTCGATCGTCGAGGCTGCTGAGGTGCGTGAGCTACTGGCGTTGGAGCCGCGCACCCTCGGGATGCGCTTGCTGGACGCCAGCTCCACGGACGGACCGGTGCAGATCGCGGAGGAAGAGCGCGGCCCTCAGTTCAAGACGCTCAAGGCGGCGCGCAAGTCGCTGTCGGATGAAGAGCGCGCCGAGTGCATGCGCCAGAAAGCCGTGTGGCATCACGGCCCCGATGGCGCGGAGAGCCCTGCGGTCTGGAAGGCGGACGTAGCAGGGACGACGTGGTACGTCAGTAACACGCACCGGGCGTACGCGGCGTCGCGTACGCTGACAGGTGCGATCAAGCGGTTCCACGACTTCGTCAAGACGACGGCGTGAAGCCAACCCTACGGAGAAACCCATGAAGAAGCTGTTCGCGATCGTGTTGCTGTTCGGCGCGGCGAGCTGCCGGACGGCGGCGACGATGTCCACCCCGGCGGAACTCAAGGCCATCCCGACGTCGCAGTCCGTCGCGCTCGAAGTCGCGATCGAGAATATCGAGGCCGGTCACCCGGCCTGGGTCGTGGACGGCGCGGTCATCCGCGACGCCATCCTGGGCATCCTGCGCGCCGACAAGGACGCGTGGGACCAGCTCGACGTGTTCTACAACGGTCCGAAGTGAGGTGACCCATGCCCGAACCCACGAACGATTCCGCGTCCACCCCGCCGCCCCCGCCCCCGCCCCCGCCCC